GCCACCACACCAACCGTCAAGGTCAGCGCGGATACCGCCAAGTCCTACATCACCGCCCTGCTGCAGGCCGGCTACCTGGAAGAAACCGTACCCGCCCGCAATGGGGCCGGGGGTGCCAAGGCTCGGTACGGGATGCGCCGCAAGAACCCCAAGACCGGCAAGGAGCCCGGACCCCGGCCGCCCATCGTCCAGCACCTGACCAGTGTCTACGACCCGAACATCGGCGCCGTCGTCTGGCGCGAAGAACCCGATCTGGAGGCACTCAATGACCAATGAAGCAACCACCGCCGCTCTGGCGGCCACCGACGAACCTCTGTGGAAGACAGTTCTCAAGGCGGAGGTCGCTGCGGCCGGTAAGGGCGGCGTCACCAAGGTGGCCATCCGCCTCGGCGTAGGCCGTTCCTACGTCAGCCAGGCCCTGCATGACCTGAAGAAGGGGGGCATGCCCCAGAGCTTTACCGACCGGGTGATCCAGCGCTTCCACCGCGTTACCTGCCCGGCCCGCTTCGACCTGGAGGTAGAGCGCCGCGAGTGCTACCGGGGCAACGAAAAGCCCCCCACCCACAACCCCCTGGACCTGCGGGTCTGGAAGGTATGCCAGACCTGCCCCAACCGACCCGAGAAGGGAGACCAGCAATGAACCGCGCACAGCAAGGCATCGCCCGCAAAGTCTTCCCGTTCCCCGGGGTGACTGTCATCAATCCCGGTACCGAAGGAGCGGATATGCCCGAGGCCAAAGTCTTCACCCCCGTGTTCCTGGTCCGCCTGGCCGCCATCACTGCGGCCGAGCGGGAGATTCGTGCCATGGGCTACTCGGTGGCCTGGACGGCCCTGGCCGGCCAGCTGCCGGAGATTTGCGTCACCCGTTCCGACAAGACCATGGCGCCCCTGCTGGATCGCCTGACGAACAAGCGCTTCCAGGAGAAGGAAGGCAAGACCGTCGTGTCCGGCCGCTTCATGGACTGCTGCGTCTTCTGGACTGAGGACTAAGCCATGCACCAGCGAATCCTCCAGGCCATCGCCAAGGCCACGTCACAGCAGCCGGATCGGCTTGACCACCTGGCCAAGCGCCTGGGGATTCCTGAGTTGCAGGCTGCCTCCCTCATTGAGGAGCTGTACGCGCAGCGGGCCGTGAATCAGGCCCGCATCACCCGCAAGGGCGAGTCCTTCCTGGCCATCTGGCCGACCAGCCTGCCGGCGCCCAGCACCGGCTACGCCTTCACCATCAATCCGAAGAAGCGCCCGCCATCGGGCTCTTTCACCCGGCCGCCGCGGCCGGAGAGAGGAAACACCATGAGTACCCCCGCAAAGGCACCAGCCATCGACCTGGATGCTGCCCTGCAGACCATCCTGAAGGGAACCAGCGCCGATGCCCCCATGACGGCTAGCGACATCAATGAGCTGCTGGAGCGGACGCAGTCGAGCTGGAACCCGGCCATGATCCGCCTGCTGGATAGCGGCGTAGCAGCTACCACTGACCACCCCAAACGCAAAGGAGCCAGGGCCTACTACCTGGCTTCCTCCACTTCTCCTTCCGGGGCTGTTGCCACCCCGGCCGACCAGGCGCAGGTGTCGGGCAACAACAGCGTCAGCGACGGCACTGGTGCCAACCTTTCATTGGTGGCCATCGCCGTATCCACTCCCACCCCGGGGCCTGCAGTTGCCGCTGCAGCCCCCGGGGCGGATACGTCCTCCGAGCAGGAGGTCAGCTTCGCCATCCATGACGACGGCCGCCTCTCCATCACCGACGACAACCAGGTCATGGTGCTGCCGCCTTCCGCCACCCGGCGCCTGGGCTACTTCCTGGGCTGCCTGGAGATTACGGCCTGGCCGCCCCGCTTCGACCCCCAAGTCCTCGAGGAGACCAAGGCATGAAACCCGGAATCGCCGTGCGCGTAACGGGGCACCGCCCCGGCCGTGAGCAGATTGCCCACCTTCAGGATCGGACAGGCGTCATCTGCGACGCCAGCGCCTTCAAGCTCCTGCCCGGTTTCGTGGCCGTCGCTCTCAACTACCGGGACGGCACCCCCCAGGGCAAGCGCCCCAACCTGACCCTTTTTCACCAGGACGAGCTGGAAGTCCTGGCCCCCCAAACCGTTACCGAGTGAGGAATCTATGACTGCCAAAAAGACCCGCATCAAGACCGCCGCCGCCACGGCCTTTGTCCCCCAGACCCGGGAGCAGACCGCCGAGGCCATCCGCGAGATCGGCGAACGCCAGCGCGAACTGACCCGCCTGACTGCCGACATGAACGACGAGCTGGCCCGTGTGAAAGAACGCTGGGAAATCCAGGCCGAGCCCCACAAGTCCCGCATCGAGATGCTGACCAAGGGTGTCCAGACCTGGTGCGAAGCAAACCGGGACCAGATCACCAACGGCGGCAAGGTGAAAACCGCCGCCCTCACCACCGGGGAAGTCGCCTGGCGCATGCGTCCCCCGAGCGTCCGTGTGGTCGGCGCCGAGGCGGTGCTTGACCTCCTGCGCCGCCTCGGCCTGACCCGCTTTATCCGCACCAAGGACGAAGTGAACAAGGAAGCCATCCTCAACGAACCGGAAGCCGTGGCCACCGTGCCCGGCATCAGCATCCAGCAGGGCGAGGACTTCGTGGTGGTTCCCTTCGAGGCGGAGCTGGCCGGGGAGGCTGCCTGACATGAAAAAGGTCCGTGATTTCCTCGCCATGGCCGGCCTGTCTTTCGCCATGGGCGCCTTCATGTGCGTCGGCTTCAAGGCGATGGACTGGATCATCCCCAGCCCGCCGAAGACCGTCACCTTCAAAGTCACCAGGAGCTGACCATGTTCCACAACGCCATGATCTACCGCCTGCCGCCGGCCTGGAGCATCACGGCCCAGGCCCTGAACGAGCAGCTGCAGCGCCAGCGCTTCCAGCCCTGCGGGAAGATGGACCCGCAGACCAAGGGCTTTGTACCCCCGGCCGGGGATGCCCTGGCCTACACCATCGGCAACCAGGCCTTCCTGCTGGCCCTCCAGGTGGAGGCCAAGCTGCTGCCCTCGGCCGTGATCAATCGCACCGCCCAGGAGCGGGCCGAGGAACTGGCCGTGCAGCAGGGCTACCCGGTAGGCCGCAAGCAGATGAAGGAGCTGCGGGAGCGGGTACGTGACGAACTTCTGCCCCGTGCCTTCACCCAGTGCCGCCGCACCATGCTCCTGATCGATGCCCAGGACGGCTGGCTGGTGGTGGATGCCGGTAACGCCTCCAAGGCCGAGGAAGCCCTGGAGCTGCTCGGCAAGGCCCTGGACAACTTCCCCCTGGAGCGCCTCAACACCGCCATGTCCCCCACGGCCGCCATGACCGAGTGGCTGGCCAGCGGCGAGGCGCCGGAGGGCTTCACCATCGACCGGGACTGCGAAGTGAAGTCTCCAGTGGAGGGCAAGGCCACCGTCCGCTATGTCCGCCACACCCTGGAAGGTGACGACGTGCGCCAGCACATCGCCGCCGGCAAGCTGCCCACCCGCCTGGCCATGACCTGGAACGATCGCATGTCCCTGGTCCTCACCGAAAAGCAGGAAGTGAAGCGCTTGGCGTTCCTGGATGTGGTCAAGGAACAGGCGGAAACGCAGGCAGAGAACGCCGCCGAAAAGTTCGATGCGGATCTCGCCATCCTCACCGGGGAGCTGCGCCACTTCATCCCGGCCCTGGTGGAAGCGCTTGGGGGGGAGGTGCTGAATGCCTGACCGTCAAGACGCCCCCGTCCAGTGCTGCCGCTGCCGTAACAAGCACCTGGAATCGGAACGCCCCTACGTCCCAAAGAAAGGCTGCCAGGGTGTTACCCAGTCGGTATGCCCGCGCTGCTACTGCAGCAACTACTTCAACATGACTCCCATGCTGGCCTGGTGCTGGAAATCCGGCTTGATCGAATTCGGCGAGGTTGCACCGAATGATGAGGCGGATGGCAGCGGCTGCATCGTCTTTGCCTCGGGGCCTGATGCCTTCCTGAAGGGGCGCGTCAGCGTCCTGGCCCGACATGGCCAGGGGGCCAGCGCCGGCAAGCTGCTTATTCCCGGAGTTCCCGAAGCGGAAGGAAAAATGGCGGCTGTTGATGCCCTTCGTGCCTGGGTCGCCTGGGCTGCGAAGGGAAACGGCAGCCGCCGGAGTAACGGTGTCACCTTTTTCACCAGCGGCACCCGGGAGATGTTCCATGGCTGATGCCCTGCCCAATTTAACCGCCCAGGCCGAGCTGGCCCAGGCGGTGGCCATGGTCGGCCGCCTACTGCCCGAGGGCGTCTCCGTGAGCTTCTACCGCCCGGAAGGTGAGGCCCGGGTGGCGGTGGAGGTCACCGGCCCCGATGGCGCCACCGACACCCACTGGGCGGACCAGGTCGGCCACTGATTTTTCCCGTAGCAACCAACCACAAGGAGCAACACATGAACCAAGCCGAACTGATCGCCAAGGTCGCCGAAGTCTCTGGCGCTTCCAAGAAGGACGTGGAGGCCATCCTCAAGACCACGGCCGACGTGGTAACCAACCAGCTGCAGGAGGGTGATGCCGTCGCCTTCCCCTCCCTGGGCCGCTTCACCGTGAAGGACCGCCCCGCCCGCACCGGCCGCAACCCGAAGACCGGCGAGGACGTGCAGATCGCCGCGAAGAAGGCCCCCGGCTTCTCCGTCTCCATCACCCTGAAGAAGGCCCTCAACCCCTAACCCGAGTCCCCTGACTCGGCGGCCTCGGTAACGGGGCCGCCCGGCCAGAAGACTTCCAGGAGAAGAACATGAAAGAGCATCCTATCCGTTTCATAGACCCCATGGTCCGGGCCATCCTTGACGGCGCCAAGACGCAGACGCGGCTGGTGGTGAAGGGGTGCGAGTTCGTCGAGAAGACCGCGCCGGGGATCGCTCCGTACTGGCGCCTCCTGGATCATCCGAATAAACCGGAAGGCGGCGGCTCTCCGATGGGCGCGCACCTTTCCGTACTCTGCCCCTACGGCCAGCCCGGCGACCGGCTGTGGGTGAGGGAAAACTTCAGCATCGGTGAAGACCTGGGCGACGGGTGGGAGCCGTGGATGTCTCAAGGCGACCGCTTTCACCTCCTCGAGGATGGAGGTTCGGATTACAGGGTTCCCGAGGACTACCTTATTCCGCGAAACGCCAAGGAAACGCACCACAACGAAGGAACCCCAGAGCATTGGCGCCAGTTCGGCACGATCCCCTCCATTTTCATGCCCCGCTGGGCCAGCCGCATCCTGCTGGAAATCACCGCCGTCCGGGTGGAGCGCCTGCAGGACATCACGCCAGCCGACTGCGTTGAGGAAGGCTATGTCAGCGCCCCCGTGGAGCCGTATCAGTCAGAGGAGCTGGTGGCGCTGGATTGGTACCGCCACCTGTGGGAATCCATCAACAGCACCGCCAGTTGGGCCGCCAACCCCTGGGTCTGGGTGATCGAGTTCAAGCGAGTCTAGTCATGGCCATGCTCCCCGCCGACCAGCTCAAGCGCCGCATCGTCGCCATCCGCACCCGCCGCCACCAGGTGGCCGAGCTGCTGGACGATGCCGCCTACCGTGACCTCCTGCAGCGCACCGCAGGCGTTACCAGCACCACCCAGATCAAACGCCTCGCCCAGGCTGACGCCGTGCTGCGAGAGTTCGACCGCCTGGGCCTGGGCCAGCCCGCCAAGCGCCGGCCGGTGCAGGCCGACAAAAAGCCCGCGAACGAGTGGGCCTTCGTCTTCAGCCTGCCGGTGGAGACCCAGGCCCTGGCCAAGAAAATCTACCGCTGCGCCCAGAAGATCGGCGCCCTGCAGGAGCCCAAGGTCCGCATCATGCCCAAGGCCTGGGTGGAGGGGATCATCGCCCAGTCCAAGGGCTACGTGCGCAACGGTGAGGTGTGCAAGGTGGTGGCTCCCCTGGAAACCTGCGGCCCGGTGCACATGCACGTGCTGATCCAGATTCTGGAGAGCTGGGCGAAGAAGCTAGAGGAAGCCAAGCATGCATGACTTCATTGTTTTCTTCGCCGGCGCCATGTGCGGTGCTGCCGTGGCGCTCTGGGCAGCCTTCCACTACGCCTTGAATCTCCCAGCCAGAAAGGTGGACTTCCAGGTAACGCCGGAGGCCATAGGCACCCTCAACGAACGCCTGGTGTATGCCTGGCTGGAGCATCGCGGCCTGATGTGGCAACCCAAGGGGCTGGAACAAAGCCAGATATTCAAAGGAGCGAAGAAATCATGACTCCCGAAGAACTCCAGGAGCTGCGCAATCTCCCCCAGTTCCCACGGACTGCGGAGGACCTTATCAGAATCGGCGGATTGGAAGCCGCCGCCCGGCTGATTACTGCCTGGCCGGGCCAGGAATACCCTTGCCCGGTGGCCTTCGGCCGCACCAGGAACCCAAGGGGGATGCGCCGGTACGAGATGCTGCAGGAGATCGTCGGCGATCATGCGGCTCGCCGGATCGTCAACCACTGGGGTGGCACCACCCTGGACGTGCCATCCTGCAAGGATGCGCTCTGGGCCAGAGCCCACGACAAAATCCGAGACGACTACGACAAGCTGACCAGCAGCGCCAAGGGGTACAGCCACCCGGAGGCTGTCTTCGAGCTGGGGCTGACCTACAACCTGGCCAGCCGAACAATCGAGCGTGTGATTGCCCGCCCGTCTAACCCGGCCGGACAACCTATGTCCGAGCAGGATGACAGTCAGGGGTGCTTGTTCTAAGCGCCTGCCATACATGACAATGGCGACAAAGGAGAAAGCCATGGCCATCGGAACCATCTGCAAACACTGCCAGCACGTCCGCTCCCAGGAAGACGATGGGGAAGCCGCTGAGTGGGAGTGCCCGGCCTGTCGCCGTAAATACTACGAGAAGCCCCAGCAGAAGAGCCTGGCCGCCGCCATCTACGACGCCATGTTCGTTACCGCACCAGAGAACTGGCCTCTGACCAGCAAGTGCAAGGCTTGCCGGAAGAAGGTGGCCAGGGAGGCGGAGGTTTGTCCCCATTGTGGCCGCCAGAGCCCGTATCAACCGCCGACATTGAAGCCTTTCACCGAAGCTACTACGGTGGAGAAAGCCGGGGTCCTCTTTGTCTCCAGCCTGGTCATTGTGGTTTTCGCCTCGGCCCTCTACTTCGGCAAGGTGCAGCAGAATGGCGGTCCTCGAAACAGCCCGGTGGATGGCTCTGTCCACCAAGTACAAACCTATCTGCAGGCCAACCTGCGAGACCCGGATTCCTACCAGTCAATCGACTGGGGGAAGGTCCGGCGGCAAGAAGGCCACTATGTGGTGTCCCACCGTTACCGGGCAAAGAACGGCTTCGGCGGCTATAGCGAGGAGGAGAAGACCTTCGTGCTGGATAGCACCGGGAAGGTAATCAGCACGACACCGTAACGGCCCCCGCCCCCTTACAAGCCCCGCCTCTTGCGGGGCTTTTTCATTTCTCCCCGACACCCGCCCCCCTGAGCCTTTCCCGCGCGCGCCCGTAGCATTGGCCCATGGCCTGCCGGGACTGCATCCACTACGAAAAATCCGGCGATAAACGGCGCCGGGGCCTGGATGGATACGGTTACTGCAAGGCCGCCCCCACCCTGGAGGGCCGCGCCCGGTTCTTTTCCGACGACGGTCCATGTTGGCTTGTGCCGAATCGTTACGAGGAAAAGCGCCTTGGAGCTTAACCGCATCACCATCGCCGCCCTGAGCTTCTCTGCGCTCGGCCTCGGCGGGCTTGCCGGCTACGAAAGCTGGGTAAGTACTGCAACCCAGCCCCTCCCGGGTGACAAGCCCACCTATGCCTTCGGCAGCACCACCCGGCCGGATGGCTCCCCCGTCCAGCTGGGAGACAAGATCACCCCCCCGGCCGGCCTGGCCCTGATGGTTCGCACCGTTACCATGAAGGAGCAGACCCTCAAGGGCTGCATCAACGCCAAGCTGTTCCAGCACGAATACGACGCCTACGTCAGCCTAGCCTACAACGTGGGCGCCGGAGCGGTCTGCGATTCGTCCATCCCCGGAAAGCTGGAGCGGGAGGAGTATGAAGCGGCCTGCCTGACCATCCTGGATTTCGACAAGTTCCGCGATTGCACCAAGCCCAGGGTGCAGAACCCTAAAACGGGCAAGTGGGAGTGCCCCCTGGTTCGGATTCCTGGTCTGACCAAGCGTCGCCAGTCCGAGTACCGCCGCTGCATGGGAGGTGCCTGGTGATCCGCCGTCTCGCTTATGTCCTCCTGGCCTTCCTGCTCGGGATCGGCGCCGGCTACCTGTGGGGCGATTCGGCCGGCGACACCCAGTGCCAGGCCGGCAAGGCCGGCGCCCAGGAAGCCGCCATCGAGCGCCACGACAAGGCCGCTGAAGTCGGCCACCAGGTCGAGGTCAAAACCATTCAGTCCGAAACCAAGCAGGCCGAACACACCCAGCGCCTGGTCACCGAGGGCCGCGCCCATGTCAAAGAGAATCCTTCCGCTCCTGATTGTCGCCTTGACGCTGACGGCATGCGCCGCTGGCAGTCAGCAAACCGGGGGGCGTCAACTGATACCGCCGGCACACCTGACGACGTTACCGCCAGAGCAGCTGCCGGAGCCGGCCAGCAACCATCTGGACGATCTGACGGAGAACCACGTGATCTCGGCGGGCCTGTATCACCTGGCCAGGGAGCGGCTGAAGGGACTGGTGGAGTGGATCGAGAAGACCAACAAGGAACTCCGGGGTGATGAGTAAGCGCGCCTTCGATCAGGCCAGCGAACTGGAGCAGGCCGAGCGGCAGGCTGCCTGGCAGGCCCACCACCAGATGATGGAAGCCCAGGCTGCCACTCCCTC